GCTAGATCGGTAGGTTGACCAGCAGCATTCAGTTTAGCTACACGATCATCACGAGTAGATACTTGTCTCCTATTAATACCCCAAGGGTCTTCCCCAACAGGTGAGTCAAACAAAGCAAGCTCTTGTGCTCTACGGTTTTCAAGACCAGGGATTACTTCATCTCCAACCTTGCGGAACTCTGCAGCTTCTTTCTTAAAGGTTTCAAAGTCACCTGCATTAAGCGCAGCACGTGCCTTACTATTAGCAAACTGTGGTCCACCAATGTTAAACAACAAAGACTTGACTGCTGCTTCTTGATTAGTGTTTAGATCTGCAGACACAAGTTGTCCATAGTCTTGATTAACAACAGCAATATCTTCTGCAAGCATAGAGTCAACTTGATCATCAGAAGCTGTATCACCCATTTGCACACCACGTGTACTACCAGCACCAATGGTTGGGTTACCAGCAGAGTCTAGGTATGCTTCACTCTTAACACCTTCTAGGCGCTTTAGAATACTAGCAAGAAACCCACTGTTACCACCAGCTGCCGCATATATAGGGCCGCCTTCAGATTTAAACGGGTTCCATGAACTTTTCTTAGCAGCGTCAGAAATCTCTTCAAGAAAGCTTGGGGATTCCTGTTGCATACCGAGATATGTATTACCCCTCCATAATCCAATCTTACCATTAGGCATAACCCGTTGCTCAATCTTCTGTCCTTTAGCAGCATACTCTGGTATTGTGCCACCCTGTTGAGCCTGTACAGCACGACCAGCGTTGTTCATCTCTTCAATCTGTGGTTCAAACATACGAGTAGCTTCAGCATTCATGACAAACTCACCAGGGGTTAACCATGCGGGTACTGTATCAGTACCTTTAGGTTCACCAGGGTGATCAGGGATTCCCTGCATCATCGGAGGAACATCACCCATGTCAACACTAGCTCCCTCATAAAACTCAAAGGAAGTCATGTTGCCGTAACGGTCTTTATTTGTAAAACTTTTAAGCTTCATTACTTTCCTCCTTATTTAATTGTAGACGCATAGTCAGTTATGTTTGTTGCATTTGTAAAAGCTTGTTGTACATCTGCATCAGCCGCAGCTTTAGCTTCTGCTGCAGTGACTGCTGCTTGCATATCTGTACCAGCCGCTTTAGCATTCCCAGCTGCACTTACAATATCACTTGTGGCACCCACTAATGCTTGAGTATCACTATCACTAGGGTCAAAACTTGAGCTATAACTGTAATTGCTGTCTGCATTAGAAGAAGGGTTAGATGCCATATGTGAAGCCATAGCGATGTCTTGTTGTAAGTCCTGATCGACATCCTCATCACTTCCACCTGAGTCTTCGCCTCCACCGTTGTGTACACGAATACCATCAGCAATATACGTATGGGTATCTTTTACTTCAAAGTTATAAACTGTTTCAGTAATTTCACCCAAATTTTCAATATCAGATACAGCATAACAAAGACCATCTTGCTGCATCACTAACTCTCCTTTTTCAAATAAGCCAAGCCATTTAAAACCATTGTGTTCAGGCATATAGAATGGGTGGTTAGATGTAGCAATAATAATATCACCATTAGTTAGTGTAGCTTTAATCATCTTATCAGAAGGACGCATTGTTCCTGCTTCATGGATATGGATCTTAATGACTTCATCTTCAACAAGATTATTATCTTCATCAAAAGAAATAACTTTATCTCCTGATTCAATATCTTCAATATTCTTTGTAGTGTTATTAGCCATTGTAACTTTAGTACCAGCAAGAAAACAACCAGCACCGCTTGGTGGTACACCTGCTTGAGCAAACTGACCTTGACGACTAATCATTTCTAGCACAGCAAGGTTTTGTTGTGTATTTCCTAATAGCGAATGCTTTTTACCATTTAAATCAGTAATTGATACCATTGTCCCATCTGGAGTAACTACCTGTCCTTTTTCATTAATCACACCTTGTTGATAACTCCCAGGGGTAGTGAAGATATCACCAACACCTGTACCAAATACACCAGTGTTATTTTTAGCAGCATTATAACGCATAGATGATTTGTTAAAACCTAACATTTCTGGTGTAATATCTTTCCCAGTTGAGCCAAAAGAGGGATCAAATTCTAGCCCCATGTCCCGACCAGTTCTTAATTGTGTATTTGCTGCAATGTTTCCTGCTATTGTACCCATGCCTTGTTGACTAGCAGGAGATACTCCAAACATACGATCAGCCCTTGGGATATTATAAGTAGAGTTTTCATAACTTCCAAAAAGTGAGTTAGGGATATCTTCACCGGCAGCACGAAGTTTACCATAGCTACTTGATGAACCAAAGGCTCCTTCAGGTGTGCCAATACCTAACCAGCCACCCATCCAATCCCCAGTAGATGCATATGATTGTGCAGGTGCTCCAGTTACTGGGTTATAAGCTCGACCTTTTTCCCCAAACACATTACCTTGTGCATCATAAGTTCCAGGTTTCCCATAAGTTTGATTTGGCATATTATCAAAAGCACCCATAGCACCCATAGCTGTTCCTAAAACTGGAACTGCTTGAAGAATACCTAATGGGTTTTGAGTGCCTTTTGTGTATCCTAAACTTTGAGCAGCAGGTTCATAGTTAGGTTGTTGTTGAAAATCATTACCACCAAAAGGATCATTAGAATACGCAGGACCTTGCTGTGTACCCATAACAGGAGGAGGTGCAGCAGCACTACCTTGTAGTCCAAGAGGTGGTGGAGGTGCATTAATAGGGGCTGTCGCTGGTACAAAGGCTGATGGGCCATAACGAAAGCCATGTTTAGGCTGCAACGCAAAGGTTGGCTGATATGGTATTGCCATAGTTAAACTCCTTTAGATAAAGGTCCACCGTAGGATACTTCAATCTCTTCATTGACAGGCCCACCTGATTGCTTATAGCGTACTTTGGATAGGGGGTTAGTCATACCACCCATTGATAAATTTACAGGTTCTTTTCCCATAACCCTTTGGTACTCTTCTTCTGTAATCGGGTACTCCCCTGTATAAGGGTTTCTACGTTTATTAATAAACATATTTTCTTTTGCTTTAGGTAAATCTGCCCTTACTTCATTATCTCTGTCATAACCAGTTAAAGAATCTATTCCTTTTACAAACAGATTAAGAAGGCCAAGAGGACCCTTAGACATATCTTGTTGTTTACCTGTTGCTAAGGATTGCTCTATACCTCTAATATCACCACCGTCTGCTTTATAAGAAGCATTTGACAAAGGCCCGTTAACATAACCACCTTTGTTAAACAAACCAAAGGCTTTCCCAGCAAGCATAGCAGCACCAATATACGGAACAGCTGCACCTAAACCTGCCATAGCACCTGTACCAGCAGCACCTGTAGCAGCAGCATTTGTAGCAGCGTTAGCCACTGTTGCACCCTCTGCAAGTGGAGCAGCTTGAGTGACTGCAGGTGTGGTTGCAGGACTAAAGAATCCTTTTACCTTGTCAACACCAGAAGTAAATAAGCCATCTAGGTACGGTGTTGCAAGTTCTTCACCTTTCTCCATAGCTTTTTGTTTAGCTATAGCAGCAGCTTGCTCTTGTAATGTTGGGTCTTGTGGACGACCAGAAGATAAAGGTTGATATCTTGCAGCGGGTCTTCGATTAGGGCCACCTGTTGTAGCTGTTTCAATAGGCATTACTTACCACCCCCAGTTGTCTTAGTTTCTGTACCAGCACCAGAAAGGTTTGCAAAGAAGTTAGCAAGAGATGTATCTTTTGCTTCTCTTTCTTTTTGTTCTTGCTGCTGATATGTAGTTCCGGCTTGACCAATTTGTTCAACACCCATACCAGCCATTGCTTGACGATCTGTCTGGTATTTACCAGCACGATCAGCTAATGCGCCTTGCATTGCTGCTTGGCTACGTGCAGACCCAAGTGCTCCACCATAAGATGCAGCACCCAATGAAGAACCCATGAGGTTTTTAAGAGCACGTTCTTCTGCAGAACGAGTATCATAAATTCCAGTACCACGAACCGCTTGTTCACCAAGTTGTTGTTGGTAAGAAAGAGCACGTTGTTGTGGTGCATTAAGACCTGCTACCATTTGTGTAGGATCAGACTGTGTTTCACGAAGACGAGCAAGGTTAATGTCTAAGCCTTCTTTAACTTGAGGTTTAAACTCTTCTGGAATACCTGAAGTTTGTGTTTGCCCACCACCACCACCGCCATTACAAATGTTTTGGTTTAGTTTATAACGTAAAGATTTTGGGGCGTCCTCTGAAACCTCTACTGTCATATCATAAATCCCTAAGAAAGGATTTGAATCTTCAATCATTTAATTCTCCTGTATTACACCCCTAGTAGAGATATGTAATTCTGCATTATAACGGTGTTGTAAAAAACGACCATACTCCATAGCTTCTTGTTCACTACGTGCTGAGTCTGCTCTCCAATGTTTTCCACCATGATTACGAACATGTTCAATCATTGCATCAAATAAACGATAGACAACAAAAGCATTGTTATAATTTAAATCAACAACACAATCTTTAACATCCATCACCCATTCTTTGTTGTAATAATTACTGAAGGTAGAAGCAGAAAGGAACCCTTTTAGTTTTCCATCATCGGTGTAGTCACCAATAACAAGAACATGAGGAGATCCTTCCTTTTGTTTTTCTACTAAAGATAAAAAGTATTGTATCCAGATAGATTCATTTCTATCATAACCAAAACTTTTACCATCCTTAATGTACTTATCCATTAACTGGATTGCTTCAAAAACATTATTGTCCTCAATCTTTTTAATCATGTCTTTACCTTTGTCTGTAAATCTGCAAAGTTACTAGAAGATTTAATATCCGCTAGCAACTGTAAGTTCTTTTGTTCAAGCTCATTTATCTGCCTTACCATTTCAAATAATACAAAATCAAGAGTAGAATCTCCGGTAATAGGTGGGTTCTGAATAGCCATTAGTTAATACCGCCTTTCATTATGCCAATTTGTAATCCTGAAATATTCCAGCCTCTAGTATTAACAGCTGTATAGCCCGAACTTGTACTCGCAACAGCATCATCAATCCTATAGTTAATAAAGCGACCAGTAACTCTAACGTCTGATTTGTAAGTACTGCCTACTACAAAGTTATTAACAAGTAGTTTATTACGTCTAGCATCTGTTTGAGTGTTATCTTCTTCAGTTGTTAGATAAGGTACTTCTCCTGGGTAGTTAGTTGCCCGTACCCTAACTTGCAATGTTGCTGTTTGTAAAGAACCACCTACTGTAAGCTGAGAACCACCATCTGCCCATAACGCCATACTGCTAACTGTTTCAGTATCAAAGTTAGGAGTAACCGATAATTGTTGTCTTTCAAAGTATGAAATGTAGGGGGTTCCTTCAAAGTCATAACCAAGGTCAGCAGCGCGTATACGGTTAAACAATACACCCGCTGAATATCCACTCTGAATAAAAATAGGATAAGACTTATTAGCGTTAGTTTGAGTATTACTCCAAGGTCTCAACAAGTCAAAGTTAGTACTAATAGTACTTCCTGTTGTATCAAACGTAGGTGTAGTTGTAGCTACAGGTAAACCCTCTGCTACAGCGATAAGCCCTGCAGTTGTAGGTGCTACCGTTGAAGGTATTACTTCCGTAACAGGAGACAATGCAGTAACGTAGTTAGCTGTTGCACTAAACTGACTAGGTGAAATATCAATTGTAGTCGGTACAGTAGGACTATCTGGGACAACAATCAATGCACTATTAGTGTTAATAGAAGCAAGGGCTGCAAGTAAAGCACTTTGCATTGTAGATATAGTACCGTTATCTTTAGCTTGCTCTGTAGTATTAGTCCGATTAAGATCCTTATCAGGGTCATAATAGAGATTTAAATAGTCTGCATCGTTAGTAGCCGAAGTATCACCGTAGGTACTATCGTTAGCTGCAGGTGTAAAGTTAGGGTCAAGAATCCTCCCTGGACCTTCACCATAGTGTCTATCGAACACTACTGTATTACCACCTGTGGAGTTAATTGTGATAGTAACTCGTGTTAATTGAGCATAATCTGGATCAACTCCGTCAACAACTGTAATGTCACTACCCGTTGAATTAGTAATCAATGGGCTTACTAGCGTACCTGTACGTGTTGTACCATTTACTACAGTATAAGCAAAGCTGCCTGTGATAGCAGTTCTATCTACACTAGTAAAGGTTAACACAGCACCCACTCTACTTACCGTAAAGTAAGTCGTATCTGTCCAAGCAGTCTCTAGTGCTGTTGCAATTTCTGCTGCAGTAACTTCTGCTGTATTTTGAACTCCAGGAGTATACGCTGGATAGTTAGTTGTATTATCAAAGTTAACAGTGATAGGACTACCTACAGGTGGAGTAAGTGTTACTCTATCTGTTGTACTATGTGCTGCAACTCCAGCTACCGTTTGAGCACCTGTAAAGTTACCACTACTAAAGCCTGGAGGCAATGCACCAGTACTAGTAATAGCTACACTAAAGTTATTAGCAACAATGCCAACTGCTGCTGCTGTAGCAGTTACTAAACCTGTACCTGTTGTAGTAGACCAGTTAACATTAGGATTAATAAGTGCGCTTAATGCAGATACAACCGTAGCTTGTGTTTGTGTCCCATTGAGAATAACACTATTTGTTGTTGCATCTGGAAAAGTGACTGTCATTACCGGAATAGGTAAATTATTATTAATACCTGTTGTTACTACTGTAACTACTGCAGTTAAGTTACCACCAAATGTAGTTTCAGAGTAGGGTGTTCCTAAATAATCCGTAGCAAAGGTAACAGTTAACGCACTGTTATTTCCCCCAAGTACAGAAGTAAATCTTACATTGTTTCCATTAGCCGCGACACTATAAATAGCACTAGCACTACCATTAAAAACAGACAAAGCAGAAAGTTTAGTAACAATATCCGCTCTAATTGCCGCTTGGCTTGTGAGATTTTTTGCAATAGTAATAGTTTCATTTATTGCAGCGTGAACTCCTGCTACTGCTGGCGCTGTAATAGTCATTGATATTGCAGGACTAAGTGCAGCAGTAATACCGTATACACCAATACCTGTTACAGTAGACGTAATAACTAAGTTGTTAGTTGCACCACCTGATACTGCAAATGTAGATGCACTAAAGGCTCTTGGCCCAGGTACATCTGAGGTAAGCGTAAGTATATCACCCGCTGCTGTAGCTGTCATATCAGCCAAAGCAAAGTTATTGTTAATATAATCTCTTACTGCCGACACAAACTGTGGCATAGTAATAGTTGCACCATTAGCGTAACTAGTACCGAGTACTGCAATTGCTGGGAAACTAACACTACCAATAGAGCCATCACCACTGATAATCGCACTAGCTCCACCATCAAGGTGTGTTGCTTGATTACGATCATAAGTAAAGGTAACACCTGTAGGAAACTCAAGTGTACTTACTGAATTAACTGTGTTAGGACCAGAATCCCCTGTTACTGCAAGATCTACTACTTCTCTAACGTCAGTAGTAAAACTACTAAATGAAGATACTGCTACAGTTTTAACTGCTTTAGTACCTGTAGTAACTCTTGGTGTATCACCATTAATTGTCACTGTTTGTACTTCACGTTTTCCTGTGTTAGTATAACCAGCATTACCTGAGTCATTAGTTACTGCAAAGGTTGCTGTTGGAATACCACCACCACGAATAGGCCCAAGCGCACCTGAAGCTACTGCTATTAGGTCTCTAATAGTCCAAGTCCTATCTCTATAGTTGTAAATAAGTGCTTCATCACACTCACCACCTGTAGAATTAAGGGTAGGATAGTTAATCCATACTTCATTTTCATAGTGATTTAACAATGTAAACAATTGTTGTTCGTGAATTGGATTAAGATTATCAAAGAAATAATCTCTTATTTTTGCGTCAGAAAGAGAAGTAATATTACCTGCATTACCTGCAAAGACATAAATATCGTTACTACCTACAACTAAGTGACGACCATCAAATTCAACAACTGAGCCTGTAGATAGACAACCGTACTGATCTGTAACTGGTTGAAATGCAACAGGTGCTGTAGTTTGACCTGTAAGACGCATAACATGAATACTATCAGTACTGTAAATATACATATTACCTTGAAGTGATTTCATTTCTTCAATTGTATTTGTTTCTGATAGAGTAAATTCATCAGCAGTACTTACACCTGCACTAAATGGATTCCAATTATTTGGCACTGCTCCAGGAGCAGCAACATCAGATGTTCTAACTACACCAGAAAGTCTACGAATAATCTTACTGGGGTCTACCGAATCATTTTCAGTTAAGTCACCAGCAACTAAAAGATTACCAAAGGACTCTACAATACCTGCTCTTACTGTAACTGGATTTCTAGAATCAATCTGAACAATTACATTATCATCTACTGAGAGCGCACCTATTACAATAACAGTAGTATTAGTTGCTGTGTCTGTATAGATTTGATAGTTATTACCTGTAGGAATCGTTGGACTTGCAGGTAAAGTTCCTGGAACAAAGTTAACACCGTTAGGTGTACCTGTACCAGCGGGTGTACCTGCTTGTACTGCTTTAGTGTTTGTTCCAGTTACCGTTATAATGTTAGTTGTAAAGTCTACCTTCTGACCAAGGTCAAAGATATGAGTATCTCCAGCTTGAAAGGTATCATTGAATATTGTTTGTACTACGTTATAGCTATCCCAACCTGGAAGTTCAGCTAATACAATATTATTAATATCAGTATTTCCTGGGGTATCTAGAATATAATAAGGTTTCTGAATACCATTGTTAAGAATGAAAGCAAAGCCACCAGTAAAGAACGTATGCTGCCAGCCAGATTTTGTAAAAGAAAAACCATCAGATAATGTAGCGGGAGTAATATCTCGCTTAGTACCTGTATGGTCTTGAATATAAACTTTCTGACCTACGGTAATACCATTCCTTACGTAGTCAACTACCCAAATATAATAGCACCCTAGTGGTGTTACGTTAGGGTTTTCCCATACTGCAAAGTATCGAGTCTGACCAAAGGTTTCTCCTGAGACAGTAAGATCACTAGTGATATTATTAAGTAATAACTCACCAGTAATCTTTCTAATAGCACCATCTTTAAATCTTACATTACGAGCGTCTGTAAAAACGTTTTCTCCAAGAGCAACAGGAGGAGTGTCTTTGACAACTCCTTGTGATGCAACATCTACAACAGAAATAATTTCTTCTGCCATTTTACTCCTCCGTTATATAACTCTTATGAGCACTCTTTCTGGCCTGTAAGCGGGTCGATAAAGCAAGCCTCAACCTTTCCCGTTTCTTCAGCCACTTCCGTAGCTTCGCCAGATAGCGCCTTTTTTTCTTCCACGGTTTCGTTAAAGATCCCGAACCTTTTACCACTAAGTCTGAACGTTGTGCATCCCTTCGCCCCGCCTTTCCAGGCATCAACATAGACTTGTTTGAACTCATCATAGCCGACATCATCTCCTACATTACAAGTTTTAGAACACGCTGAATCAACATAGTGTTGAGACAATAACAATACTGCTAAGTGGTCTTGAACTGAAATATCAGATGATGTTCTCCCTTCGACACCTCTTGCATATGCGTAGTCTTCTACACGCTCAATACGGGGTCCTTCAAATGTTTGAATAGTACGATCATAGTAGTGGCTAAACACTGGCTCAATACCACCAGTAACATTATCTGCTACAAGACTAATTGTACCTGTAGGTGCAATAGATGTTAGATGGCTATTACGAATACCATATTCACGAATGTCTTTTTTAACTGATGCTGGAAGTGTACGTATAAAGTTAGACTTTAAATACTCTGGACGATACATAGGGAATGCACCTTTTTCTTTTGCTAATAAAGCTGATGCTCTATAACAGTTATCACGTAAACATGAAAATACTTTTTCTGACCAATTAAGAAATTCTTTAGATGCGTAAGGATACCCTAGAAGCTCACCAGCGTTAGCTAGTGCAGTCACACCTAGTCCCATACGTCTTTTTGCCTTAGCCTCGTCAGACTGCTCTTTAAGAGGGTATATAGTACGATCAATAATATTATCCATAGCACGTACTACATGTGGAATATCTTTCTTAAACTGTGTAAAGTTAAATGTATATTTTCCTTCAGACTCATCAAGGTATTTTACTAGATTAAAAGAACCTAGTAGACATGCTCCTTGCGGGGGCAACGGCTGCTCTCCACATGGGTTAGTGGCTTCAATGGTCTCACAGTACCATAAGTTATTCATCTCTTGTATACGGTCAATAAACAGAACCCCTGGCTCTGCCCAATCCCATGTCGAGTTCATTATCTCATCCCATACCATAGAGGCTGAGAGTGTGCCACGCACAACACCATCAAACAAAAGCTCGTACTCGGTATCGTTATCCAAGGCTTCCATAAAAGCATCTGTAATCCCAACGGAGATATTAAATCCGGTGAGCTTATCACTGTTACGTTTAGCACGAATAAAGTCAAGTATGTCAGGATGGTCAATACGAAGGACACCCATTTGTGCTCCTCGCCTGTGACCACTAGAAGCAATCGTTTGACACACTGCATCAAAGATTCCCATAAAGCTTACTGGACCAGATGATTGACTATCCAAAGAGTTAATGTGATCACCACGAGGGCGAAGCCTACTAAAATCATATCCAATACCACCACCTTTACGCATAGTCTCTGCAGCTTCTGCAGCACGTTTCATTATTGACTTCATATTGTCTTCAATAATTCCACTGACAAAACAATTAAAAGCTGTAGTAATACGTTTACTACCCATAGCGTTTTGTACACGACCTGCTGGTAAGAACCGCATATTACCAAAGATATCTTCTAGTTCTAATTGATGCTCAGGGTTATCATTTAGTGCCCCTGCCATACGTTTTACTTTGTCATCAAAGGACTCTCCTTCTTGACGATATTTCATAGCATCAATCTCTTCTGAAATAGAAGTAATTGGCCCTGCGTATTCTGTGTTTCTCATAATATATCCCTCAGGTTATAGTGAATAGATTTTTCCTATAAGGGGTATATGCTATTTTACATTTCTCATTCTTTGTACTAGGCGATCAGCACGATTGGTAACTTGTTGATACCATTTACTATCAACCATTTCAATAGCGGCTCTATGCCAGTCACCAGCATCTACTGCTGCCTTCATACCTTTAAACTTACTAAGTCTAGGTCTGCCCATATTAAACATCATATTAGCAATAATCAATTGGACTTCTTCAGGCAAAACTTTAAAGTTGGGGTATAACTGTGTGCACTCCGATAACACTGTTTCGACATCACTAGCGAAGCACTCATTGACTCTATCTTCTGAGACTGGCGTTCCAACTGGTTGTCCATACTCAGGATCGCTATTAAGAATAAGGTGACCAATACCGAAAGTAGAAAGGCCAAGGTGATCAAGGTAGATTTCATACCGTACTCCTTCATCTACCTTTAACTCTTCTCTTAGTTGATCTATATTCATTTTGTTAACCCTTGTTTCTTTTCGTAGCTACGTAAACCACCAATTCCCAACATGCCCCCTAAGACGGGCAACAACGTGCTCATATCAAACTCAGGTAGGGTAGGTAGTTCAGTACCTGTTAGGGCTACTACAAAGAGCAGAATGGGCTGTAAAACAAAGTGGTAGGCAAAAGCACTCGCACACACCCAGCCAACTGCTGGTCTCCAGCCACCCTTAAATACACTACCACTAGCGGCCTCTGCTTTGTTAATTTCTAATTGAGCAAGTAATGCCTCTTGAGCATGTTTTTCACCCATAGTAGCTAGCTCATGAGCAATCCTAGCTTTTTCATCTGCATCAGGAATAAACTTATCTAGTAGCCCTGTTACCGGACCGATTAAAGCTTGAATCATTATAGCATACTCCCTTTTAGTTGATCGCAACGAAAAGACTTAGGCATTAGATCTCGCCCTTGTATTTCCATAATGTTTTGCCTCATTTCAAAGGCTCTACTTTGACATTTTTCACGGGTTGCATAAGGACCACGGGTATCGTGAAACTCCCAACAATCAGTAGGGCTTGCAATACTACAAGCTAATACTAAGACTTTAAACATAACATTCTCCTATTACCTATTACCGTCTAAAAGAAGAAGCTCTAGTCTTTGAATAGCTAATTTCATTTCTTGTATAGCGTCTTTATCTGCGTGACTTACTTGCATATTGCTTACTGTAATAGAGAGATCATATGTAGTTTTTAGATTCCAACCAGCTAATGCGACAATTAATGCCATTAAGCCAGTAATAATTTGTTTTTCCATTATAAACCCTCATATGATA